TAGACTCTACTATTCTATCTTCGTAATCTCTATGCCACTTTAATTCTTCAGAATCTAAATCAACTGAGAATTCTCTTATAACATAATTATCCTTTATTTCTGTATCTACGTACGGTGTCATTTTTTATTTTTATGACGTAATAAGATATATAGCCCAAAAAAGAAAGCCGCAATAGCATACATAGCTATGTTGGCTTTCCATAAATCTCCTAACTTTTTGATTAATGAATATTGAACTATATCGAACCCAAATGGATTGAAAAACACCGCCGTCATTAGACAAAGGGTGGCTATATTTTGTTTTAGTGTTTGATTCCAAGTTTTCATGTTTACTATCAGTATCCATATAGGGCGTTTATAGTTATCAATTATTTTAATAAAGCATAATACTCATTAAAATGTTTAATTCTATCATCTAAGCCGATGGTTCCACCATTTACTCTTTTAGTCACAGCAGTTACCGTAGCAACGTCAGCGCCTTTATCGCAAATAGACCAAAGACCATTTTTATTAAAAAAGAATGCTGCACTAGATAATGGGTATTTAGTAGCTACTAAATCTGGAGTTGTAAGAATATCATCATCTACAGTTGCATCAAATGCTTTGTAGTTATCTTTACCAGTCAATTGGATATATCCACGACCTCTATATTTCCAACCTTCACCAGAAGCTTCATTTCCGTTACCCATTCTTGATGAGTATACTCTGTTTGCAATCTTTTCAGGATTACGAGCATATCCGGGAGCAGTACTTGCATTGAAATATTTTCCAAAGATTTTAACTAAACCATCTGCTGAATAGTTTAAGTTTTCATTTACAGCTTTAAAACCAGCAGATTCGTGTCCACATTGTGCCAAAAAATGAGCCAATCTCAATGGAGTAGTAATACCAAATTTTGCAGCAGTATCAGGAATTTGAGCAATTACTGCGTCAGGAATATGACCTTTTAATGCTTGCAATTTAAAACTTGATGGAGGAATAGCTACTGATGGTGCAGCAACAGATTCACCAAACATCTTAGTCCAAGTACCAGGACCAACAAGTCCATCTGCTGTTAAGCCATTTGCTGCTTGCCATTCTTTTACTTTGGCTTCTGTACCAGGTCCAAATGAACCGTCTGCTGTTAATCCTAATTTTGTTTGAAGTTGTTTAACTTCTTCTCCTTTTGATCCGTTTTTTAATAACATATTGTTTTTATTTTTTTACTAGTTTAATATTATCTTCAAATGTTGCTCTTCTTACTCCTGGTACATTATTAATCTCTTGTTGTATTATTTTTACTTGATCTGTACCAAATGAATCAAATGGCGATGGATCTATTTTTACACTAATATCAACAACGTATTTTTTTAATTTTTCAGCAGAAGGTTGACGATTATTTGTCACCCTAACTACAGTAATACCTTCAATAGATCTAATATCTGAAAGTATATCAGCTAAAGCTCTCTTTGTTGTGTCTGCCATAAGAGTACCTTTGGTTTCGTATATTTTGTCCGATAAGATCTCTTTTATTATGTCTACTAATTTAATCATTTTTTATTTTATTAATATTACCAGAATCCTGTAAAGTTTGATTTGATACCAAGTAATTTAGCATATCTTGGAAGTCTGCATGCCCAATAACCGGGAGTAGTCTTATCTGTTTTTTGTGCACACTTATGTCTTGCTGCAAAAGATTTTCTTGCTTTTGGATCATTAATCTTGGCTTTAAGTCCAGTAGTGTCTCCAAAAGAAACTTTCTTTATTTTTCCTGTTTTAGGATTCTTAACAAACACATAGAACTTTTTACTACCGCCTCTTTTTGGTTTATTAAGTACTACATTCTTTTTAGAAGTAGATTTTTTAACTTCTTCTAAGTATTCTATAGTAACTGGGTAGTCTAATGGTACAGTTATGTTCTTATATGCCCCAGTACTACCCAAATCAGTCGTATTAAAATACCAAAGATCTTGTTCAGAAAGCTGAATTAAGCCGTTATTTAGCAGCTGACGCGCTTCTGTGAAAAGAGCTATATAGTTAGCTGACTGCGGTCTATAGATATTCTCATTAAGTTCTAAGTCGTTATCTATATGGTAAGCCAATCCTTCTGATATAAGCAGTCTATTTACAGATTCGTGGAGTGATATTTTATTTCTATCGCAGCAACCCATTACATATTATTTTTTAGATATTCCTTGTATCTTGGATCTTTTTTCACATCTGCTACAACGTAACTAGGCCAATTTTTCATATCCGATTTTGCATATTCTTCAGCTTTGTCTGTATCTTCTACATAAGTCAATATAATACTTAATAAATCTTCCTCATAGGTATTCATATTTTCAGATAATCCACCTTTAAGATTTGTGATTACAGTTTCTAAATCTGCTTTTAATATATCAAAAGCGCGAAGTAGTCCTTTTTTATCGATTTCTGGTATATTTTGATTTTTTAATGTATTATTATGAAGTATAGTAATCGCTTTTATTATTTCTTCTACTTTTTTTGCTAAAGACTCATTTACATTTTCATATAAACCGTACTGCTCTGTTTCTTCACCTTTTAAATATCCTTCAACTGAGTTTAAATAGTCTTCAGCTTTAGTTATTTTGGCTTGCACCCATGCATCTAATTGTTCATTATTATCAATCATGCTCATTAATTTAGAAGCATTTGATTGGATTGATTTTAATTGTGATTTAGCCATATCGGATTCATCATCCGCTTGCATCCAGTCGTCTTCTCTTAGTGCTTCTTTTATATATGTTGATTTAGACATGAAATCTCTTTGAGCGGCTGTTTTACTATTAAGTCCTTCAGTACCACTAAAGGTTTTACCTGAATTAATAAATTCAAATGTCCAGTAGTATTTATCGTCTTCTTTTTTTTCAATAGTCAGTGTACCAGTGTTGGTAGATTTTTGATATTCATTTATTGATTCTGTTTCTCCTACTATTGTTGAATAATCAGCCATAGATAGTGTTTTACCAGAAGAACTTAGCGCAATTGCCTTTTCTGCAACATTATGTAAGTCCATATCAGTCTTTGCATCTTCACGAGCATATTCCATCATACGAATAAAAAGAGGAACATCCATTGTGATTTTATCTGCTGGGTTAAACTCTTCTTTCATTGATTTTGCTTTTGATTTTTTAATAGCAGCATCACGTTTTAAAAGATAGTCTTTAGAATCGATATCTCCGTCTCCGTCCATATCTGATTTTTTACCCTCTGAAATTTGTTTTTTAGTTATTTGATATACAACGCCCCCTTCTTCTGAATCAGTATTTATTTCTCTCCAATTAAATCCACTAGATTCTAATTTCTTTAGAATAGAAGGTGGCATTTCTTTAAAATATTTATATCTTACTTCAAATCCGCCATCATTTGATTTGATATATCCGCCATCTAAATCTCCAATTATTGTTTCTAGAGTATCATCTCCTTCTTCAAGCATTTCTTTTTTACTTTTACTCACATTTTCAAGTTTATCCATTAAACCTTCAATTTGAGTAGAGATTTCTGTCATTTTAGACTTATGAGCTGAAGCATTTTTAGGATCTTCTTTTGCCATTTTCATATAATCTTTACGCTTTCTTTCAAGCATATCGATTGTAGAATTCAATTTATTAACAACTTTATCTTTTTTCTCTTCAAGTTTTTTCATTGAATCCATGTGACCTTTATATAGTGATTCAGCTACTTTCATAGCCTCTTCTGGAGTACCATATATTCCATGAATTGTTTGTGGATCTAAACTATGACCATGCATAGGATCTACTTGGTGCATCATTTTATCACATGAACATCCATCATACGGTTTTTGTACAATGTGTAACATGCCCACTTTATTTTCGTAATTTTCTTTGATTTTTTTCTTAGTCTTTTTTACTACTTTAGGAAGACCTTTATGCTTTGTTGATGCAAACTCAGCTGCGGATTTTTTTGTCATTGTTTTAGCTAATTTTTTGACTGTTGGCGATGGATCTTCTAATTCTCCTTTTTGAGCAGCGCGAACCATTCCCATTAAACGTTGTTGTTTTACTGACTTACTTGGCATATTGTAGTTGACTATTTTCTATAAATATACTAGATTTTAAAAGCTTTTGCTTTCTCTAGTTCTTTTTTTACTTCTTCGTATACTTTTGATTTATCTCCTCCAGCCCAGTTTTCTACTTCTCCATTTTCAGATATAAATGAATCTGCTTTTTCTGCAAACCATGAGTCTATTGCTTTTTCAATATCTTCTAAAGTTGCGTCTTTATTAGAGTTCATTACTCCTTTTGTGTATTCTTCCCATTTGCCTTGTTTTTTAATTTCGGCTTCCATATCAATTACACAATCAAAACACATTGTATGTATTGCATACATCTTTTTGTTTATATCATGAGACTTCATTGGTTTACTACACTTAGGACAAACTAGTGGAAGAGAAAGTATTTTCTTTATAGAGTCTAGTTTAGTTATGGTTTGTTTTATACCATTTTTTATAGTCCACTTTTTTCCATCTTCATCCCAGATATCTCCTTCTTTGTGATCTTCTATCTTTTTTTCATATCCTGCTTGAATCTGCGTCTTATCTCCTGTCTTACCAGTTATAAGATTTCTAGCTCTTTGAATATCTCTTTTAGAGAATTCCTTTTTTAGATTTGTTTCTTTTGCCATTATTCGTAACTTTATTTATTGATTCGTATATTAAAGGTTGTATTTTGCCGTAGTTTCTAAGACATATTCCAGCAATACTATTAGCTTGATTTTCTGTATCTGATCCAGTCTCTCCTGACATATTATTTAGTAGTCCTAATTCATTTTGCTTATGATGTACTAGTTCATGAGATAATGTTCTACATATGTCTCCTAGATTTCTATTACCTATATAAACTATAAGAGACTTAGTTAATATATTATACTGGCCAAATGATCTATTGTTCTTTGCCCAAGAATTATCTGATATAAATTGTATTTTTGGTAACGATTCAATATCTAATGTTTCTTTACAAAAACCAATAAAATCAGCTAGTATCTCTGCTTTTTGTTGTGCTTCCATATTTTATCGTTTTATCGCTCTATTTGCAGCCGTAAATCCAGCTCTGTTTACCAATTTAACTGTGCCTTTTGGATTTGAAACAACATATCCTTCTCCTCCATCTATATCTCCGATATTTGCTTTTACTCCAGAATCTTGAGCATCTAATTGTTTTACTATATCATTTTTAATATCCATTATATTAGATACTACGCTAAATATGTCAACAATTGCTTCTTTATTTTGTTCTATATATGATAGTAAATTTGCTTTTTTGGGTACAGATAATGATTCTTTTTCAACAAATTGTGCAAAATCTTGACCTAAATTACTTGTATTTCCTACTTTTGAATTATTATATTTATACATTAAATTTGGAAGATCAGATATCTTTTTAGCAGATAATGTAGATTTATCAAGTGTTGAATTTATAGCTGATGCTTTTGATTTTATATCTGACATAGCTGATTTAACTGCGCTGGTATTTATCTTTGGTGGTGTAGTAATAGAAGTTGGAGGCACGACTAATAAACCGTCTTTGTCTGAAAATCCGTATTGTTCTATATCTTTTATAGAAGTTTCATTACCATCATAATCCATAAATCTATGAATTACTACTCCAACTTTACTTTTTCCTATTTTATTTCCTAATTCACTACTATCTGATACGGTATATGTTGTAATATTTGGTTTAAAAACATAATTTCCATTTATTAATTCAGGCGTTGATTGATATAAAAGATCTCCTTTAAAATACCCTTTTACTGTTTTTGGCACAGATTTTTCAAAGATATCAAATATATTACCCATACTTTTTGCAAATTTAGCGTATTGACCATTTATATCTTCTCTACCTTTTAATCTATCTAAAAACATTTTTTCAAGATCTTTTCCTGACTTTGCTTTACCGTCGTATCCTTTTGCAGAGAATCCCCCTTTATCTGTTAGTATAAAGTTACCATTTTCATCTCTTCCAAATATTACAGCTGGAGAACCATCCCATTTTATTGTAATGTCTTTTGTATCTTTTCCTAATCCTGCTAATATAGCTAATGAATTTAAAGCGCCTTTTGATCCATCCCAAAATATTGTGTCTTCTGGATGCTGTATTCTAGCTTCTGCGCTTTCTTGTAAAAAGGATTCATTTAGTGACTTTGGAAGTTCTAAACCTTCTCTTGAAAAGTCTTCTTTTGCTTGAACAATAAGATTTTCGTAGTCTGATCTACCTTTTATTGCGTTATTAACTGATTCAACGCTAGCCATATCATCTCTTGTTTTACCTTTTCCAAGAAGTATTGCGGCTATTTTATTTGGATCTTTTGTTATTACTTCCCCAGTCTCTCTATTCATAAGGCCATTTTTATAAGACCATTTCATATCTTGAGCCTTTGCTATACTTGAAAGAAACAAATGTCTATGCATGCCTTTAAACTGAGAATCTTGTGCTCCTCCAGCCATTGAAAATTTCATCCATTCTGGATCTCCAAACATAAAATCAGTTTGAACATATCCACTATTTTCATTTCCATTTATAGGAGTCTTAAAGTGTACACTATCTCCTGTTTTCTTTATACTAGATTTATCATATCCAGCTTTTTCTAAAATTTTTACAAGCTCTTCTTTACTTATTTTTGAAACATCTACAGCAATATCCATATCGCCACTAGTGTCTTTTTTGCCAGTAGTTCCAAGTAAATTATCTTCCAATGATAATCCAGTTATTTTTTCTAACCATTTTACTGTTGGAATTACATCTGCTTTATTTATTCTTTGAGTTCCTGGTCCTCCTGAAGCGTCTTTAAATACATTTCCTCCTTCATTTATTAATCTTTTTAATAAAGTTTCGATGATTATTTTGCTTTCTTTCATTACTTTAGCAGAATTTGTAAACTTTTCTTTTAACATTTTTGCAATTTCAGGATCATACCATCCAAAAACTGATATAATAAGCTTTTTGTATTCATCTTCTGAAACATCGGCTGACAATGCTTTTCTTACATTTGTGCCACTCATTTCTCCTATTCCTGGGATATCAATATTGACATGGGGTGCTACAATTATGTATCCATGTTTGTTATATCCTTCAAGATTGTTTTCATTTCCTTTATATGGCTTAAAGTATCCAGCAGAACCATCTTTTTTAGGTTTATTTGTAAATCTAGTACTATCTTTTTCTCCTACCATATATACTACGGCAGTATTTTCTGGATCGTATTTTGAAGTTATTTCTTCGGCACTATATGTATTTTTAACTTGTGTTAGATTTGGATCAGATCCAAATTTGTATTTGTCAATAATCATTTTCTTTTCAGAAAAATTTAAAGGACTATTGGGTAATTCAACTTTATCAGTTGTGGCAATATAACTATCTTGATTATATTTTTGTTTATCTAACCATTCACCACTTTTTAACCACTTAAATGCATTTGAGTGATGTTTTGAAAATGGTTGGAATCTTCCAGGATAAATTGCTATAATATTTTTTATCAAAGTTTATAATTTACTATAAATATACATTATTCGTAGCTTACTTTAGAAAAACCGTCTTTATCTTTTACTATTTCAATATGAGAATCTACAACATCTCTAATACTATCAATGTGCGATATCATAATAATAAATTTAAATTGTGTTTTTAAGTACTCTAAAAGAATAGATATGTTGCCCATATTGCTTTGATCTAATGCTCCAAAGCCTTCATCAATTGCTAAAAAGTTAGGTCTTGGTAATGAAGTTGCATTTATTAAAGATGATCTTATTGCTAAAGAAGATACAAATTTTTCCATTCCACTTGATAATTCTATAGGCCACATTTTGCTATCATCATAGACAATAAAAGCATTAATATTTTTACCATCAGATTGAATAGATATTTGAAAATCTACAACTTGAGTTAATATATTATTAATATCATCTTGTATTCTGGGGATAATAGAACTGATAATTTCATATGGTAAACCATCACGACTCATAGCAGCTAGATAGTATTCATAATACTTGTATTTACTTTCTAATGCTTTTAAATTTTCTATACTAGATTCAGATACTGCTTTTTCTTTTTCTAATAATTGAATACCAGTATTACAATTCATAATTGAATCATTGATAGTAGATAGTTGTTTTTTAAAGTAAACAATTCCATCTTGCACATCTTTAAGCTGTCTATTTATATCCCTATTTGAAATTATAGCTGCTTCTTTTTGTCTATATTCATCAATCTTATGTTCTACATCTGTTAATATTTGAGACTGTCTATGTAGCTCTAAAGCGTTCTTATGATTATCAGATTCTATTTTAAGCTTTTCATTTTTCTTTTTATTTAATGATTGCTGTATTGCTTCGTACTCTTTTAATTGTTCATCATAAACTTTTAAAGTTTGTATCGCAGATCTTTCAATTTTAAGACTATCAATAGTTATTAGTGCTTTTTGTTTATCTTCTTCGATAGAGTCTCTAGTTGCAATTGCATCTTTTACAAAAACATTATCCATGCAAAATTGACAATTTTCATCATATTTTAATGTGTCAAGTTTTTGCATTTTTTCTAATTTATGCTTAATCTCAGACTTTAAAGTTTCTACTTTAACTGTAAGTTCTTTTTCCTTTTCAATAAGAGATGGTAAATGTTTTACATTATCTTTTATTAATTCTATATCGTACTTATCTAATTCTTTTTGTATTTCTACTATGCTATTTTCTACATCTGCAATTTGAATATCTAAATTTTTAATATTGTCATTTAGTTTTTCAATATTTTTACTAGTTGATATTTTTAGATTTTCTAATTTTTCAATATCAATAATACTGGAATCAATAGAGACTAATTTAGAGTTAATTTGTAAGTATTTTTCTGTCTCTAATTCTATTAGCTTTTCTGTAGTATCTTTTTCATTTTGTAAATCTCTGTATTCTATAGAGTGATTTTGTATCTTAGATTCTATTTCTTTAAGATTTATAAAATGATCAATTTTCTTGTATTCTTTAATCAATACTGAATACTCTTTTAGACTTTCGCTTGCTGATAAATTTAGCTCTTCAAATACTTTAATATCTAAAAATTGAGAAAGCAAATCTTTTCTTTCAGTTTGACCCATATCTATAAAACCAGTATTATTGTTCTGCATTGACATACTGGTTAGGATAAAGTCTTCGTAAGATCCTATTATACTTCTTATGATTGAGTTGGTATCGCTTCTGTCTTTTCCATTTAAAGAAACAACATTTTGATCAGAATCAGTATATGAAAAAGTCACATCTTGTTTTACATTTTCAGATTTTGGTCTATAAGATGCTTTTCTTTCAATAGTGTATATTTTTCCATCTAATTCAAAGTCTAATTTACAAGAAAACTCTCGACTTTTATTATTCATAACCATTCCAGCTTTTGAAGTCTTAGAACATTTATCAAATAAACAGTATACTAAGGCTTCAATACTAGAGCTTTTTCCAGAAGCATTTTCTGCAAATATTCCATAGATGCCTTCCATATTGGAAAAATCTATTATGTTTTTCTTACCATAACTAAACATATTTGAGAACTCAAATCTCTTTGGATTCCACTGAATATTTCTAGTAATTTCATTTTTTGGAATATTATCGTTAATTTGCTTATTAAGTTCACATACTTTTATAATGTCATCTTCTGATATGTCAAATTTAGATTTTAAATACTTTGATAATAGTTCATTTTGATAAGCTATATCTCTGACATTAATCATATTTGCACTCTGATGCATAGACGTTGCAGAAAAATCATTCATTGTTTGATGTGATAATTCTACAATGTTTCTACTCTTTTTAATGTCAGCAGTAATTTGTTTAATGCTAGTAGAAGATGTATTTTTTGATCTAAGTCTTAAATATAAATTCTCAGGTAAAGATTCTGGAAGATCGAGGTTAATTCCATTTTCTACGTATAAAGTATAAAATGCAGTGTCATTTTTAATTTCTACAAACTCTGCACTTTTAGTAGCCACATCCCATACTAGAATACCGTGATCTAAAGACTCTCCATGATTTTGTTGTACTAAACTACCAGGATAAGCAATAGTCTTTTCTTCATTTAAAAATTGTCTCTTATGAATATCTCCAAGAAGAACAAGATCAAATCCGTTAAAATCACTAGTACTAATTGCATTTCCAGAAAGCTTAAAATCAATCTCAGTCAATGAATTATTTACAGCGCCATGATACAAACATATTTTGTAATCTGATTTTACTTTATTGGCTTTTATATAAGATTTTACATCATCAAATACAGACCAGTGTACAAAATCAATATTTCCAATTTTATAAACGCCGCTGTCTTTTAAATATGCTATATTAGAATCAGCCATAGCATTTATAATAGGGCTTAGACTGTCTAATCTATTGTTATTGTTTAAATTAGCATCATGATTTCCTGGTATTACGATGGTCGGTAGCAAATTGCTCATTAACTTAAAAAAGTCTTGAGTCTCTTGAACTAATTCAGGAGTTATATCTGTTTTTGAATGAACAATATCTCCAGTAACGCAAATAATACTATTTTCTGTTTTTGTTTTAGAAATATAGTCGGCTAAGCTTTCAAATACTCTTTTATATTCACTATGTCTTTTAAAATTTCTTATGTGAATATCAGATACGTGATAAATCTTGTCTATATTTTTTATATTTAGCATAGCGCTGTTTGCATTTTTAATAATAATAAATCTGTAGCTGTCAATGGTTTTGCTGATTGTAAACAACTAATCATATTTTCAAAACCTAATTCAGATGGATCCTTGCCCTCTAGTTTAATAATATACACTTCTTTTCCTAAATCTAAAAGTTTTTGTGCATGGTCAATTGATTCTCTAATAGCATCATCATCTAAAGCTAAATAGACTGTTTGAACGTCTGATTGTAAAAGTTTAATCATCAAAGCTTTTGATATGGTTTTACCAAAAAGAGGAATCGCATTTCTTTTAATAGCCATAGCATCGAATATACCTTCACATAATATTACTGGTGTATTCCAATTTATATAATACTCGAAGCCGATTAATTCTGATTTTTTACATTCTGGAGAGTCTATCTTAAGTTTAGGCTCTTTTTCAAATGAACGAGCGATGAAATAATTAAGTCTTCCATTAGAATTATATGATGGGATAATAACTTTGTTTCTATATCTTCCAGTTTTACAATAACCAATATTGTATTTGACGATATCTATACTAGAAACGCCTCTTTTTTTAAGATAAGTAATAGCTTGACGTTTTTCTAAACATGTATCAGACGTGTCTATAAGATTTATAAATTCTTTTGGTAAATGTACAAGTTTAACTTCTTCTTCTGCTTTGATTGATGTGGTATCATTAATGAAATAACCTTTCATCTCAATAATAGCTTCAGATGGAGAACCTATTTTTTTTAAAAGACTTACGGGCGTTTTGCCAGTGGTTTTAGGGTGGCACGTAAAACAGTTATAGTTTCCAGTTTTAACGTTAACCATCAATTTAGCGTTCTTATGTTTACAAATTGGACAATAGTAAGCTACGTCTCCCTTAGAGATTATTTTACCTTTTCCAAGATGTACATCCAATAAACTTTTTACTAAATTAGAATTATCCATATTATCAATAATAAAAGAATCTGTCTAAAATAAAAAATTTAAAAAAAAAGTCTCTACTTAGAAGAAATACTTTTATTTAATCAATAATTAATAATATATTAAATAAGGGGAACGGGAGAGGAATATTAGAATATAAGTATAATATAAGAAATATAATAAAATAATTAAGAATTATAAGAAATATGGATAATATACTAAATATAGATAGTATAGTAGACAGTGCTGGTAAGATTAATCTTTCTGAAAAGGAGATGGATTTACTATATGCCTATTTAGATCTGGAATTGGATGATATGTCCGATGAAGATAAAGCTATGTGGTACGAAATATTAAACAAAATAGACCCAGATGAATAATAAAATTTTATTAACTACTTTAGAAAATTGTAAAATCTGCAAAGAAGTAAAAAGAGTACTGGATGAGTATAGTGTGCCTTATACAGAAATTCCATGTGAAAAAGATCCATCAGTATGTGATCAATTAGAGGCTTTAACAAAGAGCACCAGATATCCAATGGCTATTATAAAAGATGGTACTCAAAATAAAGATACTGTTTATTTCATGACTAATGATTATATTCAATTAGAGAAAGAAACTAAAATAGATGATAAAGTGTCTACTATTGGTGTATTTTCATCTCATTCAATCATTAATGCCATATTAAAAAAAGTAAAATAAAGACTATGAAAAAATTAACAGAGCAGCAACTTATAGATAACGTTGCCAAGTTTTATGAAATTATTGAAAAATACCTTCCAGCTGGAGAAAGAAGGACTAAATTAATTAATTTCTATAAAGGAATTGAAATTACGTTAATGACGTCTCCAGCATCTACAAAAATAAATCATCATAATTGTTTTATTGGTGGATATGTAGATCACGTAATTAGAGTAACAGAAGCAGCTCTTGTTATGGATAAAGTTTGGGATAAATTTGGTCAGACTAGAAATCACACAACAGAAGAATTAGTATTCTCTGCAATCAATCATGATCTAGGAAAATTAGGTACTAACTCTGAACCTTTTTATATTCCACAAACGTCAGAATGGCATCAAAAAAATCAAGGAAAATATTTTACATACAATCCATCGATTGCGCATATGAGGATAGCAGACCGCAGTCTATTCTATCTACAGCAAGCCGGTATTCCTGTAAGTGAAAATGAATATATTGCTATAAAAATACATGATGGTTTATACGAACCTGGAAATGAGGCCTATCTTATAACTCACACTCCAGAATCTCAATTAAAAAGTCATCTGCCTGCTATTTTACATCAAGCAGACTTAATGGCTTCACGAGTAGAAAATGATGTAAATAAAGCATAAATCTAAAAAATATGATGACAATAATCTCAATAGCCATCTGGCCAATTACAATTATAGGCTATATAATATTTAATCTTTTTAATAAAAATGTAAAACTAGAAAAAATAATCAATAACCAATCTAGTTTTATTAAAAATATTTTATCTCTGGCTGATAATATAGATAAAACTGCACAAAAAATTGATTCAACAATGTGGGTATCTGCAGATCCAGAACTTAAAATAATGTTTGACGATATTAAAACAATGCAAGAGAATATTAAACAATTTACAAGTAAATTATAATTATGGAAGAGCAGGTTTTATTAACAAAAAAAGGTCTTCCTAGAAAGAGAAAACCAAAATCAAAAATAGATTACTTTACTTTAGATACACAAGAATCAATATTAAAGTATAGAGCTTGTGATAAGATTTCAGAAAGAAATAGAATCTATAATGCAGAAATTCATAATGCTTTATACAAACTAGCAGAAAATATTATTCATACTTTTAAGTTTTATCATACAGAAGTTGAAAATATTGAAGATTTAAAGTATGAAGTTATTTCTTTTATGTTACAGAAACTTCATTTATATGATACAACAAAAGGAAAAGCATATTCTTACTTTGGTACTATCGCAAAAAGATATTTAATTGCATATTGTCAAAGAAACTATAATAGAGTAGTTGAAAAAAAATCAATAGAGAATGTTGATAATGATGAAAGAACTATTGATATGCTAATAATGAATCCTAATAGTTCTGGTGAATTAGAAAAATCAGATGTCATACTTGAATTAATAGAATATATGGAATCTAATATGTTCAATATGTTTGAAAAAGAAGATGACATTAAAGCGGCTGATGCTATTATAGAAATTCTAAAAAGATCAGATCATATAGATATTAATAATAAAAAAGTTCTTTATGTTTATGTAAAAGAGATGGCAAATGTTAAATCAACAACAATAACAAACGTTATCAATAAAATAAAAATAGTCTATAGAAGAATACTTGATAGAAAAATAGAAAACGACGATTACTAATATTTATACAAAAACTTATGGCTTTAGATTTAACGCAATTAGTATTTCAAGATAAAAAACTAGAAGACTTAATTAAGGAAGTATATGACAATCATAAAAGTCAAGATGAAACTCTTAAAAAAGAAATAGCAAGACTACTTGGTATGATATCTAGTCCTGGTGATGCTATTGTTATTATACCAATGATAAAAAGTTTAATGGATTCTAGCTTAAAAAATGATGAAAGCATATTAAAACTAGTTCAAGTATTTCAAAAATCAAGTGACACTAAAAAAGATACTGAAGATGATTTAGGTATTTTAACTGAAAAAGATGTAGAACAGTTGTTTAGTGAAATAAACATAATTAAGGCACCAAAAGATAAAAAGGATACAGTAAATATTGTAGATGGCAAGTAATACAGGCAGAAGTACAAGTAGTACCAATAACTCTATGGGTGCACCTTTCTATATTGGAAGGGTTAAATCAATTGTGCTAAATCAATTTGTTAATAATAAAAGAAAGCCTAATCCTGATTATAAATCGGCAGCAGATATAGGCAAAATAAGATTTGATAGACTATATTCATCAAATGTAGCATCTATAAATGGATTTGAGAATGATTTTGCATATCCAATGTTTAGTTTTATTAAACAATATCCAGTAATTAATGAAATAGTTGCTATATTTTATGGTCCTTCTGAAGAATTAAACGATAATAGTAACTCTCAAAAGTTATTTTATCTACCAGCATATGCTTTATGGAGTGCAATTAACCATAATGCAATGCCAAATCCTCTTGAATATAGCAGTTTTTTATCAAGTTTTACAACACAACCAGAATATCAAGGAAGTACTGTAAAAGCTCCTGAAATGCCAAAAGGGTATACCTTTACTGAGTCTCCTGGGATAAGATCATTGACTCCTTTTGAAGGTGATAGTATTATAGAAGGAAGATATGGGCAATCTATTAGATTTGGTTCAACTGTAACTGATTTTAAGGGATTTAATTCATGGTCAGATGTTGGAGAGAATGGTAGTCCTATAACTATTATAAGAAATGGACAAGGTAGACTAACAGATCCATTAGATCCATTCTCTACTACCGTAGAAAATATTAATTCAGATGGTGCTTCTATATATTTAACAACAACACAGAGAATAGTTATTGATGATTTAAATAAATTTCCTTTAAATACATACGGTCAAAGTGTTGCTTCTACTGCAGTTTCTAAAACGGTAGCCATATTTGAAAAACCAGTATCAACTGAATATACTTCTGCAGCAGATCAAGATTCAAAAACATTTAGTTAGTCATGATTAAACCCCAATTTCCATATTTAAGTAACCAATGTATTATTACATCAGATAGAGTTACATTACACTCTAGAAAAGATGGAATATATCTTTTTGGAAAAGCAACTGTATGTCTATCATCTCCTGGTACAGTCAATATTGAATCTAATGAAGCATTAAAGATAAGTGCGCCTATAATAGAATTAGGATTAAACGCAAGAGATCTTGGCCAACCAGTCGTTTTAGGATTAGAATTATCAGAATTATTAGATGAGTTAATACAGGCATTACAAGTTGTCGCAGTCGCTCTTAGTAAAGCTGATGGAACTTCAGAAGAGGCAGTTGCTGATTCTTTTGATGATATAAAAGTATCTGGTGAATCATTGGTACAAGCTACTGATAGCGCAGCGGCTATTATATCAACTATTTTATCAACAAAAACATATACTCTATAAAATGCCTAATAAAAAAGAATACTTAGTATCAGACGATGAGCAAGACTCGGTATCGGTAGAGTTACGTAGAGAGATAAAAAAAATAAAAGACTTATTTGCTGGCTATAAAAAAATCAAAGAAGATTTACAAAATGCTGGAGAAACTAATGCAAAAGGGACAGGCAAAATATTTAATAGTCTTTGGAAAAAAATAGTTAAAACTTTACGTGATGCGGCAACTAGTTTACTTATTGGTAAAAAAGGAGCCAAAAAAGGAGCAAAATCTACTAATCCATTAGATCTAGGTATAGTATATTTAACTGGTCTACTTGCTTCTTTAGATCTTTGTTCTATTATACAAACAATTCAAAATTTAGCAAATGGAATACAGGGAACTGGTTTTAATCCTAATGCTGATCCTCCTCCAAATGATCCTATTTGGAAAATACAAAGAAAAGCATATGATATACAAGTTTTAATTGATGCTTTTGAAGCAGCATATGCAGTTACATCTGATCCAGCTAGCCAAATAACTAATCTAATAAGAACAGTAGCACCTGAACTTATAGAACTAGGAGGTCCTAACTATTTAGGGGATGAAGTTATAAAAAGTAATTTTCCACAAACAAGTCAGTTTAATAATTTTATTGAAGATTCTGTAAGATGGTTATCAGATAGATTAACAATAAGCAATGCTGATAAAGAAAACATTGATAAGTTTAGGAAAAAAATAGCTGCAATTAGACAAATTTGTGTAGTAATACAAGGTTTGTCATCACCAGCAAGTATTGTAGCACTTGCGCTAAGAGCCCTACCTCCTGAAACATATAATGCTATTGATAGATTAGGCGTAGATAACATCGACCCAGTTCAATTAAATAGAATTGTTTCTCAAATAGCTAAAGTAATTAAACCTATAGTAGCTATATTAAAACAAATAGTAAAATTATTAAGATCAATACAATCACTAGTTAGAATTTTAATAATAGTAGTAAAAATTTTTAAAATAATACTTAATTTTTTATTAATATTGCCGCTACCAAATATGGTAACGACTGCTGGTGTTACTACAGCAAAAGCTGCTAAATATCAAAAATTATTAAAAAAATCAGAAATTATTATAAAAATTTTAAATTCAATAAATAAAATAATTTCTATAATAGTATCTCTTTTAGAAGGTGTAACTTCTGCTATAGATTTATTACTATCTAATTTAAGACAAATAGTAGATAATCTAATGTCTTGTGATAGAAATGAAACTTTCAATCCAGTGATGACTTCTATTCAAAATGACATATTAGAAATTCAACAATCTAATAACGAGATTAAAGCATTTACGGAAAATTACAGAAATAAACAATTTGCTAAAAGTAGATCTTATTTTGGTTATACTATTGAAATATTAACAGAAAAAATAGCCGATCCTGCTGTACAATTAACAGTAAGACCTAGAAGATTTGGTATTGCTTTAAATAGCGATGGTATAGCTGTAGTACAATCTGCAGCCACATTTGCATCAGATGATAATATTATAATATCAGAAGTAAAATTATTACTAATACAAAAAAACCTAATCAAAAACCCAGTCGGTTTATTTACTGATGCTGAATTAAATGTTATTACTGATTCATTGCTTATTTTAGGTAATAATGAAATTACATTGGAAGATATTGAAGATGAAAACTATATAGATCCGCCAAACAATGAAGATGAAAATGATGGATTAGGACTAAATGCATTTATTAATAAATTAAAAGGCGGAAAAAAATTAAGAGAAAGAATTAAGAAATCAATGAGTCAAAGTAAAGAAAAATTAAAATCAGACTTACAATCATCAAGAAAATAATAATTAAAAGATATTTATAACATATGACAAAGTCACAATTACTAAAAAAACTAATAAAAGAAGCATGTCTTGAGGCTATTCGAGAAGAATTACCTAAAATGCTTAAAGAAAATGTGCAACCTGTTGAAAAAAAATCTAAAATAAAAGAAGCGGTAGAAGATATGTATGGTGTTCCATTGACATTGAATCAACCAAAAACAAGTAAACCAAAACAAATGCCATTTAATAGCAATGATCCAATATCAAGTCTTTTAAATGAAACTTTTATTAGCATGACAAGCGATGATGCTATGCAATTTGGTTCAAACATGGGAGATCAACATCCATCAATGGTATTCCAACCAGCTGTAGATAGAGTAGGAACAGTTCAAGATATGCTATCTACTGCTAGAGGCGCTAGTAGTATTGAAGCGGTTACCGTTAATGCTGTACCGGATTTTAATGGTTTAATGGATAAATTATTACAACAAGGAGATATAAAATAAAATGGCATATAACTTAGTTCAAATTCCAATAGCAGATCTTAGACCATCTACCGCCTTAGGGGTAGCAATACCTTTTAGTGCACCAAATGTATTTACATCTGTATATACTACATTAGAACAGACTAAGTATAATATCATCAATTTTATGTTGACTGATACAAGAGAAAGGCCATTTAATCCCAATTTTGGAGCAGGTCTTAGATCAAGACTATTTGAACAAATCACAGAAACAGATCTAGATAGCCTTAAGGCTACTATTTCTAATCAGATAGAATCATACTTTCCTAATGTTTTAGTTAACTCCTTGAACATCCAGGGTAACCCAGATGATAATTCTATTTCTGTTGAATTAACATACTCTTTAAGAAATATTAAATCAATCGATAGTTTGGTTTTAAAAATACAAAACGCATAAAAACATAAACATGTCAAACAAGACAATTAATTACATAAATAAGAATTTTGACTCATTTAGAGCCGATTTAATAGAGTATGCAAAAGCATATTATCCTACTACATATACTGATTTCAGCCAAGCATCTCCTGGTAGTATGTTTATTGAAATGGCTTCTTATGTTGGAGATGTATTGTCTTTTTACTTAGATAATCAAATACAAGAGACTTTTGTTCAATATGCAAAACAAAACAATAATCTATATACTTTAGCGTATATGCTTGGTTATAGACCAAAAGTTATCTCTAGTGCTATTGTAGATCTAGATATATACCAACAAGTCCCAGCAAAAACAGTTGGCGGTAACCAAATTCCTGATTTTGATTATGCATTAGTTATACAACCTGGTTTACAAGTTAAATCAAATATAAATTCTAATGTTGCTTTTTATGTACCTGAAAAAGTAGATTTTACAATATCTTCATCATTAAATCCTACAAACGTATCTGTATATGAAGTAGATGTTAATGGAGTACCTCAATCATATTTACTTCAAAAATCTGCCCAAGCTATATCTGGCCAATTAAAAACAACATCATATACATTTGGAGCATCTGAAAGATTTAGTACTGTAACATTAAATGATTCTAATATAGTATCAATAGTATCAGCTGTAGACTCTTCTGGTAATAATTGGTATGAGGTTCCTTATTTGGCTCAAGACTTCATTATAACTGGTTCATTAAATTCAATGTCTGATAATAATCAGGTGCCATACATATTACAGAAAGTAACAGTTCCAAGAAGATTTACATCAAGATTTTTATCAAATAATACTCTATCTATAGAATTTGGATCCGGTATCAATTCAAATACTGATACATCATATATCCCTAATCCAAATTCAGTTAGTGTGGGTCTTACTGGTGGCGGCCTTAGTCAAATGGGTACCGCTTTTGATCCTACAAACTTTGTAACTACTCAAACATATGGACTTGCTCCAAGTAATACAACTATAACATTTTCTTATTTAGTTGCAGGTGGAGCTGCTGATAACGTTTTAGCCAATCAACTAACATCAGTTGGGTCTTTTACTGTTACTGGTGTAAATACCGCTTATCAAAATACTATAGTAGTAAATAACCCAAATCCTGCTTCTGGTGGAGGTGATGGTGATACAATCGAAGAGATTAGAATGAATGCAATGGGAGAGTTTGCCACTCAATATAGAGCAGTAACTCAAGAAGACTATTTAGCAAGAACACTAAGCATGCCTGGAGAATATGGTAAAGTTTCTAAAGCATATGTAACTAGTGATGATGTAACATTTGCAAGCTACCAAGCAAACAATCCAGCTGATAGAGATCCTATTTTAGTAAGTCTATACATTTTAGGTTTAGATAATAATGGTAACTTAGCTGATCCTTCTAATAGTTTAATTAAAAATGTTAGTAATTATTTACAAAACTATAGAATGTTAACAGATGCTATCAATATTAAACCAGCATACGTTATTAATATAGGAGTAAATTATGATATCGTATTAAGACCAAATTATAATGCACAAGATGTATTAACAAGAACATTATCAACTGTTCAAAGCTTCTTTAATATTAACAATTGGCAAATAAATGAGCCAATTATTCTATCAGATCTATATACAGCTATTGATAGAGTAGAAGGAGTTCAAACTGTTAAAAATATAACTATCAGTAATTTATCTGATATATCAAAGGGATATTCTAAATATAGTTATGATATACCGGGTGCAACAAATGACAATGTAATATACCCTTCATTAGATCCTTCAATATTTGAAGTTAAGTATCCAAATACAGATATTCAAGGTCGTATAGTAACTTTATAATTAAATAAAATGGCAGTATATAAAATATTCGCATCGGCTGATGCAACACTCTATTCAGCGAATCCTGAAGATAATACGGGATTAGATGAGATCTTAGAGATTGCTAGTAAAAATAGCGAGGTACCATCTAGTATATTATCTGAAGGTACTTCTGATGATATTAGAAGAGCGGTTATTAAATTTAATGATAGTGATTTACAATTAGGATATTCACTAGTTAGTGGCTCTACTTGGGCATCAAACTTAAGATTATATTTAGCTAATGCTTCAAATTTAAACACTGTATATTCAATTGAAGTAAGACAAGTTTCTCAATCTTGGGATATGGGAACAGGTAAGTTTATGGACGATCCTCCTACTAAAAATGGAGTTTGTTGGTATACTACATCATCTTATACTCCAGTCTCAGGGTCTACTACTAACTGGATAGGATCTCAATATTATAATACTCCTGGAGGTGGATCATGGACAGGTTTATTCTCTACTCAATCTTTTGATTATAAGGCTAATAAAGATATTAATGTAGATGTAACTCCAATAGTATCTAATTGGTTAACTGGATCAGGAAATAATTACGGTTTCATAGTTAAACACCCTCTTGCGATAGAAAGAAATAGTGGAAGCTTTATTGGTTTAAGTTTCTTTAGCATTGATACTCATACAATATATCCTCCTACATTAGAATTTAAATGGAATGATGCTGTTTATAACACAGGAAGCCTTTCAGTAGTATCAGATTCTAATACTGTTATAACATTAGGAAACAACGCCGGCATATTTAAAAACGATACTGGCAAATATATTTTTAGAGTAAATGCAAGAGATA